ACCAGCAACAATCATGCCAAAGTTATTAGCATTAGTTCCACCTGTAGTAGCTGGACCTGTACCAATAGAAGGCAGGTTGTTAGAAACATGGACTTTAAAGCCATGCAGGTTATTCAAAATCAAACCGTTTTGTAGACCAGCACCACCGAAGTCTGAATCAAACAAACGTGAGTCTTCGTCTTTCAGCAGTTCAACAAACACTGGGTCAACTACCAACCAACGACCTTGTGAGTCCACGTTCTGCAGGTCAAGTTGACGACCCATACGTGCAATCACTGTCAGTGGGTTAGCAACACCAGCACCAGTAGGAACAGCTTCAGATGCGCGAGGCTTCAAGCCCACACAGTTAGCAGCATTACCAGCATTAAAGTCAGATGCATTCAACTTCATTGAAGCCAAAAGTTCATCTGTACCTGCTGTTGGTACTGAAACAGTACCGTTAACAATGTTGTTAACTACGTTAGCGTTACCGCTAATTGCAGCTTGTTTGAAACCAGTCAAGTAACCCAGTACGTCTGCGTCAAACTGGTCGGACAAGCGGTATGCAGCACGGTTGCTTGAGAGAGACTCAAAGTTTACGTGCGAATGTGCTTCTTCAATGTCGTCAACTTTAAATGCAAAGTAGTTTGCTTTGTCAACGGTCAGTGTGAAGTCTTCATCGTCAAGGTCTTGCGGCGTGATTGTAGTACCACGTTCGTATGCCTTAACAGTGATTTCGGGTTCTTTAATGATTTTAACTGAATCACCAAAGTTTGCGATTTCACCAAAGTAGTCGTTATTCGTAATTGCGTCACAAACAGCGGCCTTGCGGAATGCAAGCTGCACCTGTTTGGAGTAAATTACTGGGCTAAAATTACCATTAGGTAAGTTGTTGTAACCCGCTGCTCTTGGGAAAGCCATAATCCATCTCCTATTGTTTTGGATTGTACAGATGCAAACAGTACAATTCTTTGCAGAGGCTGTCTAACGTAGGGTGTATCTTATACAAGGGTTGCAACCAATGTACTCAATAGGCCATGCTAATCAGGTAATCTTTAAGATTTTTGTCGTTTGCGGATTGACAATGTAAACAAGTAGCTAACCCGTTTACATCATACATGACTATAGTTATACTTATAAATAAGTACTTGTCAACTCTTTTTTATCGTGCAGAGCCAGATAAATCGTAGATAAACTTACCACTACGGATAGCATCCATGATTTCATCTGCATGTTTCTCATACTCTTGTGTAGACATTTTGTCTACATCTGACTCTTTAAGGTATGTAGACGCTTCATCACTTTGCGGCTTGCTTCTTTTATTCTTTGTCGAAACCGCCTCTGCTGCACTCTTATTGCTCTTGCTCTTAGTTTCTTTGCCAATGCCTCTATCTGATTTGTAGAGGTCAATTGCTCTTGCTGCTGAACGTGCGTCATTATCATTCTCGTACAGTGCGTCCTGTACCCACTTAGGTTGTTCTTCTGCCCACTCGTGGAAGTCGTCACTATCACGAATGTCATCAAAGTCTGGATGCATCTGCATTAATGCTGCTTCTGCTTTTTCTTTCGTAGCTGAGTTTTGCAACTCATCAATTGCTTTAAGACGTTCTTCAAGAGCAGTTGATTGCTCACGTGCTTTCTTCATTGCAATTGTTTCAACGATAGCTGCTACATCAGGATACTCTGTTGCCCATGTCTCAATGTCCTCATCGGACTTAGGCAACTTCATTTCTTTCTTAGTAGCACTTTCCAGTTGACTTTTAAGCGCAGCTAGTTCAGTCTTAAATTCTTCTGCTTGTTTCTGTTGATGTCGGCGTAGGTCAGAGTAACGCTTCTTAAATGTTTTCTCTTCTGCGCTAGTAGGTTCAGCTGCTACTTCTTCTGCTTCTTCACCTTCACGTGCCTTCATCAGTTCTTCTAGCTCTTCCTCATCACGCTTTACTCGTTCTTCTTGCGTGTAAGGTTTATTCACAAATGCTGCCTTTGGTGTTGACTGCATCTCTTCTGCCATGATTGTATCGTTCATTGTATTCTCCTTGTTGGGGCCACCGTAGCCACACTGTCGGGCGTGGGGAGTGAGTAGCCAACGAATTGTGGATTATTTTTTAGAAGCTAGTCCACCCTTCTTCATCTTCTTAGTTTTCTTTGGTTTAGGTTTAGAGGCTAGTCCACCTTGATTAAAACCCCCTGTAGGACCAAAAGACTCACCTGCACCGCCACCAGTACCTATATCACTGCCGCTACCTTGGTCTGTTTCATCTCCTGATGTTCCAAAATCTTCTGGACTCATAGCACCAAAATCTTCTGCCTTAGTTGGTGCTGATACTGTTTGTTGTGTTTCATCACCTGATGTGCCACCAGATTGTGCATAACCACCTGTCTTATCACCTGCATCTAATCTATCTGCTTGTGCTTTAACAGCAGCCATAAGTCCGGGGTCAATTTTATTAGGTGGTCCTGCTGGTTCACCTAACCCTTGTAACATATTATTACCAACTTTCATATAATCAGGAACTTTAGCACTAGGTTTAGTAACAGAAGGACCATCTTGTTTCCCAGAATCTTCAGTGCCACGAGTTAATGACACATATTTATCGTAGTTATTTTTACCCGTCTGACTAAGTTTATCATATGTGTTAGAATCAATAAATCCACCAGACCAACCTGATTCTTTACCTGCGGCACGGTCTGCTCTAAAATCTGCAAATGTAGCATATGAACGTGTACCACCCGAACCTATTGCACTTGTACCATCTTCATTAATAGCACGTCCTCTACTATCAAATATACCACCAGTAGCAGGGTCTAAGTCTCCTTTTTGTGTACCCACATATCCTGTTATTGTTGTTCCAAGTAGTCCTTCATAACCGCTTCTTACCCTAGAAATAGCAGCATCTTCATTAGGATTAGTTATAGTAGTAGGGTCTGTAGAACCTACAGCACCATCACCACCAAACAAAGCAGATATAATACTTGGCATTTTTATTCCACGAGAACCTGTAATAGAATATCTTTCTTTCATATTACCTATAGTTTCTTGTATCCCATCAGTTCCAAAAGCACCACCTTGGTCTACGCCATCACCACCTTCTTCACGTACACGTGTAGTCTGCGTTTTAACATCTGTAGGTGTAGTTGTTACTTCTTCTGTCTTAGTAGCTTCAGGGTCTACATAAGTAAAACCTTCTGGAATAGGGTATATAGGTTGACCTGCTTTAAACGGTATCTGTCTAACTTCACCAGATTCATTTTTATATTCCCGTAGTTCATCATACTGACCCGGAGTACTACCAATAGTCTGTGTAAATGTAGGTATCTCTGAAGGTTTGTATGCTTGCATAGTTGGTACAGCAGCTTGCTGTGGTCTTATAGGTTGTACATACTGTTGTGATGCTGCTTGTTGAGGAACTGCTGCTACACCTGTTGTTGGTGCAGTTGTCGTAGGATTATAATATACACCTGTGTTTGGATTAGGTGTAGGCATACCCCCTACTGCAAACTCTTGACGAGTAGTATCCTCTATTTCGTCTTCCATGTCAAGGTCATTAATATCAAAAGGTAAATCATCTGGCATAGTAGCTTCATCACTATTGCCCATCTGACCCATCTCATCCATCATCTTCAAGCCCATCTTAGCTTCTTGACGAATTTGCATTAAGTTGCCCAAACCAATATAGCGTACTACATCAGCAGGAAATACAAACTCGCCTTCACTAAGTTGGGCAGGAATATCATCACGGACTTCTTCTTGCGTAGAGCCGGGTGGTACATCATTACCAGACACAGGGTCTACTGAACCACCTTCATCCATTAGTCCACCGTCCTCAAACATTTCCATTTGTTTTTGCATTGGTACTGCTCCACCTTCGTTAAATTCAAACCCTAGAAAACTACGCTTTGGTTTATCCGGTACATCTTCTACTCGTTCTACAGGAAATAAACCCAGTTCATCCGTAGACTTTTTAGTCTTAAATCTTTCTACACCTTGTTCATCCATAGGAATATCTTTACCTACATCTTGAATAGGTGCATCTTGATTTATGTTCTGTGTTTTTTTATTTGTTTTAGGAAAAGCCTTTTGTCTAAACTGTGTTAGTTTAGCTGTGTTTTTTAATAACTCAGGTTGATTACCTTTATTATATAAATTACTAACAACCGCAGCATATTCATTAGGATTTAATTGGCTTCTATCTACGCCTTTTCTGTCTAACATTTTATTAATTTCAACATCTAAGTAACCAGAAACAAGTTCTTCTTCTTTATCTGGATTATTTTTAATGTACTTTTTAAATTGTAATGAAGACATCTTTTTTATTCTAGGGTCTACTAAAGCTGCCTTATCTTGTTTTATATGATATTTTCCAACAGTATTACCTATTTTTTCAAGACCTGTTTTAGTACCCCCACTAGATTCTAATTCTAACAACAAATTTAAAGCAGCGTATTTTTGAGCAGTATTTAAATCTGCATCTTCTGATAACTCAGGGAATACAGGATTGACACCATCAAAAACATCTTTTTCTCTACTACGCCTATTAATTAAACCCTGCATAGTTTTTCCATCAGCTTTTCTAACATTCATTTGTTTTTTAACAGCGTCTGATATTTCGGCATCAAAAGTTTTTTTAGACTTAGGTAATTCCATTTATCTCATCTCTTAGTTGTTTTAATCTACGTAATACAGTTATTGCACCCTGTTGTCTATGCAATGCAACAGTATCTGTTGATTGTTCCATTACTTTGTGATGCTGTTCTATTGCATCATCCAAGTAATTATTGAATGCCTCCCATTGGTGGTTGTTGCCCACCAACGGCTTGAGGCTGCTGAGTATTTGCTTCTTGTCCATTTGCACTGAATCCTTGTTCACCCGGTGTAGGAGTTTGCCCTACACCTATTGTACCATCACCTGCACCAGTTGGGTCCATTGGGTTAGCACCTGCTGGTGCGCCTTCTGGTCCTGCTGCTGGGGCTTGGAAGCCTTTCATAATCTCTGCTTGCAGAGCAGCTTCATCCATATTGTTGGTTACTTTGTCGGGGTCTAAGTCTAGTGATGTTGCAATCTCACGGATTACATACTGGAACTTAGCAAAAGGTGCAAGTGCTGGGCTACTTGCTACTTGTAAGAACTGCATCAAACGCTGGCTACGTACTTCGTTAGCCATAAGACTTTCAGTTCCACGTGCCTTAACTTCTAAGTCGCCTTTAATTTCTGGGTCAAAGTCAAACTGCATGTTAAAGCGGAAGAAACCTTCACCTAGTGGACGTAGTAGATAATCATCTACATTCTTTACAACAGTCTTGATACCACCCTGTGCAGCACCCATGAGCATTGATATGCCAGATGCAGTACGGCCTACGCCAGATACTCCTGTTTGCCCATGAGCAAAGCTAGGCATACCTGTAGACTCATCAGATAGCTGACGTGCTTTGTCAAACAGCATCATATTCTCTGATGATACATTTGGAAACTTAGTTCCAAAGATAGCTTGACCCGGCGCACCACCCTGTCTACGAAATACCTTGCCCGGATACAGTGACAAGTCTTGACCCGGCACTAGATTAGTTTCATCTAGTTCCATAATCAAGTTACCCGATAGGACAGCGTTATCGACAGCCATACGCATAAACCCATTCATAAGAGTTTGTGTGTCGTCCATGTTCTCTGCAATACCTACACCAAAGAAAGAGTATGGGTTTAGTTCGTATGGCGCAGCATGATATGGAATCTTACTAGGCTTAAATGGGTTAAGAACCATACGAATAAGTTTACCATTACATACCCATACGTTTGCTTGTAGTTCATCAAAGTCTTTCAACTCATCTGGAATAGTAATGTCTTGGTCTTCAAGCATGTCCACATCGACCATACCCCAATACTCAAGAACTTCAAATCGTTCAATAGATGTTTCAGGTGCATAGTCAGATAGGTCATCTTCCCAATATTTCTTTGTGTAGTTTTCGCCAATAGCAATAACTTCATCAATCACTTGACCACGGAAGTATGGACGCTTCTTTAGACTACGCAGTTGTGAACGTGACATCTTGTGTCGTTCAATTACGTACTGCGCTTCGTCCATGTTATTTGCATCAGGGTCAGGATAAAAGTTCCAAACAGATACATGCTGTACTTGCGGAACCGTTTTAAACATAGGGTCATAGTTACCTTCATCATCCCAATTAGGATACTCTTTGTCTGTAGCAAACGGACCTTTCATTACACCTGTACCAAACAGTGCCATTTCAAATGCAGAGTTACGCATATGCTTACCCGCACCAGACTCTTCTAGTTGGTCATGTATCTTCTTCTGCATCTTCTTAGCAGCAATCATAGCAGGGCTAAATGTAATTGCTGTAGGTGTTTTGCCCGGACCTTCTTTTAGTTTGTCAGACACAGGCTCTAGTTTATTCTGTACTACGCCTAGCTTCTCTTGTAGTGACTGTGAAGTAGCACCCGGCTCAAGGTCATTGCCATCACCAGCAAAACCGTATGGGCTAGTAGACAATGCAGTGTCACCACGTAGCTGCTCTGGCTCCTGTGGGTCAAAGTTTACATCTTCTACTACACCTTCTGGTAATTCAGTAGGGTCTACAGATAAAGGAAAACGCTGATTAGCAAACAAGACATCTACAATCTGTCCGTAAGCTGCCAGCGTCTTTGTCTTGGTTACTTTAATAAATACGCGAGACTTCTCTGCCTCAGTAAATTGTACATCTGGTCCGTATAGACCACGGTAGTTACGGTAAGCACGTAGCCAACGGTCTTCGTCTTGTTCACGATAATCTTCAGAACGCTGGTATCTTTCGTTAATAAACGGAATAATGGATGCTACATCTGCATCAAACACTATAGAGTCATCTGTGTCTTCTAATGCGATTGCATCATCTTCAATAACCAAACGTACTGTCTGCTACACGCATACCAGTACTAGGTCTTCCCATAGGGTCGTAATCAAATATACTAAATCTTGGTCTGGACATTATACCATATCTAAGGGCATCATACAAATGGTCTTCACTGTGCGTATCAATGTCTTCCGGATTTTTCTTATCAAGGGGGATGGACGGTAACTGTGATACGACATTTGTGCAGCTATTAAAGAATACAAGTCTAGGCTCCTCTGTAAATTCATCTACCTGCAAACGCCTATGTATTTCATTCTTACCTGCTACACGGCTACCACGGCTTCTATCTGATGGTCTCCAACGACATCCTCTACTAATCATTGTCTCTGCAAGGCTAGGACCAGTATCGCCACGTTTATGCCACAAAGAAGAATCAAGCACACCATACTTAATAGTACCATCGCCAGACTCTACATCCAGTATCATATCTGCCAAGTCTGCGGCAAGGACTTTAGAAACGTATAGTTCTCTATATACCACAAGCTGTTCGTTAGGTGCAACAGCAAACCAAACAACACCGGACTTACTACCATAACCATAGTCACAAGCCCTAAACTTAACCCAGTTGTTAGGAATATCGAAAGGCTCAATAACATGAATATTGCGGTCAAACTCAGTAAACGCCGCACCTTCTTTAATATCCCAGTCGCCTTCAAGGAGTTGTCTCCTTTGCTGCTCTGGCATGGAGAGTAGCATGGCTTCGTAGTCACCCGACTCTGCCAGATAAGGATTGTCAGATAATCTTGCTGGGATAAATCGCCGTTTAAATAATGGCCTTCCAGCTTTTTCATGTCCTGCTGGGTATCGCAGAACGTCTCCCGTATCTGTATCTGTTGCATCGAATGCTCTATTGTAAGGTGCAGGGTCGATGAATGTTTTCTTAACCCAATGATGTCCCCGACCACCGGGGTTAGTTGTTGCTCTCATGTAGATAGGCAAGTCAGGTGCAGTGGACCTTAAACGAGACCGCATGTAATTCCAAGCGTATGGTGTGGACCACTGTGTTAACTCGTCAAACCCTATCCAGCTAAACGCTAGACCCTGATAACGCAATACATCGTCATCCCTATCAAGATACGACATCCACAATCTTGCGCCAGATGGTGCAGTCCACTGCATCTTTCTCTCTGACCATTTAATACCGGGCCAGATTTTTGGGTACAACTCCTGCGACTTAAATACAAGTTCTCTTAGTTCTTCTGTTGTATGTCGCAGTAGCAACCCACTGAATGCAGGATGCCCCATGTAACGTAGTGGGTCAGCTAACATGGCATAAGATTTACCACCACCAGCACTACCACCATAAAGTACTTCTCGTTCTGCTGCAGCTAAGAAGTCTGTCTGTGGACCCTTATTGGGTTTAAATAAAACATTGGCTGTCTCTTCAATAGCCTGTGTTTCATATTCAATAGGCAGTATCTCAACTGTTGGCTTTGGAGCCTGTTCTTTCTTCTTGGAGGCTTTTCGCTTTGGCGATTGCCGTTTCCGCATATTCTGCCCACTTGAGGAGGCTTTTAGCTTGGTTCTTACGTCTTCGTTCATTCTGTAACCGTTTCCTTAATCCCACATGCGAGATGTATCTGCCAGTATTTGTACTCAACCAGTTTGCTACTTCACGATAACTGTATTGATTTACGTGGCTACGTGCTTTCTCTAATAGGTCTAACTCTGTTGGTATAGGGTCAAGAATGTCGGGGTCTTCATCGTTTTGTTTATAACCAAAAGGTACAGTCCTTGCAATACGAGGTATCTGTATCCATACGTTTTCTTCTTTGATGTCTGTTGGCTGGGGAAGTTTCCACTTGCCTATGCTTCTAGTCATCGTCTTCTACAACTGCTTTAGGTGGCATAAGCATAACACCGCCTGATGCTTCTACTTGCATCTTCTCAGTCTTTACTAGACCAGTACGGTCAAGCAGTTCTTTAGCTGCTGCCATCTTATCACGTATACCTAACTCAGTTGGGTCATACAATGCATGTGTCATAGCTATCGCAGCTTTCGGTGCATTACGTGCCATGTACATTTGAGTTGCCTCAAGTATTTCTTCTTTAAGACCTTTAACAATTTCTGCAGTACTAGAAGTGTCAGCATATCCCGCCAGTTTCTTTGCTTGCACCATATCACCACCTGCTTCTTCAAACAGGACGTTGAGTAGTGCTTGTTGCTTATCAGTTAATTGTCTAGCCATTAAAACTCACCATTGTGCATTGCGTTTGCTAATTTTGTACTTCTTGATTTTACCTGAACTGCCCACCTGCTGTCAAGCATTTCTTTTGCTGCATTGATAAAATCTTCATTATGGATAGCATTCCACATCTTCTTAAACTTACACAGTCTTGGGACACCCATATTGAATGCCATATCCATAAGTACAAGTTGACGTACACTGTCTAGCTTGTCTACGCAAGGGTGCGCACGTACAAGTTCTTCTTCGACAATCTGCACGTCATTCTGTGCTAGATACATAGCATCTGCTTCTGTGATACCTTCAGTATGAACAATAGCCATATTAGGTATGTCCATCCATTCCAGTTCTTCTTTAGTGATGCCACGGTCTTCTAGGTTACGTCCGATACCAATAGTATCAATTCCAAGTGTATCTTGATATACCTGAAGGCGCAAACCTTCATGTGTAATTAGTTTATTTAGGAAATCTTCTTTACGATACTTCATTTCTCATGCCCCATCCATACCGCAAACGCACCTGTCATTGCTCCCGTCACTACACTGACAAGGGCTGACTGCTGCGTTGTCGGGTCGGGTAGTGTCATAAACCACTCCACCACTCTCCACGCTGATATTGACATCATTAACATCATTAGACGAGGTAGTATCTTCCACGCCAGTATTCTTTCCATTGCAACTTTCACGATTCTTCCTCGCTTGTTCTTCTGTTGTTATGTCGTGCATACTCCACATCTGCACTAGGACTTCCCTTTACCAAAGAGCCTAGTAGCACTGCGTACACCAAAGCTGGCAGCAACGATAACACCAAGACTGTACTGATACCACTCAGGCATTGCGTTGAGTTGTGCGAATCCATTGGAGACTACTTCTTCCATCCCCGGAATAAACGCCATAACGAGAGGAATAGAGAACAAAACGGTAAGCCACTCATCTTTCCACGAAGACTGACTTCCTTTAGCCATCTCCAAATCCCAGTCAATTTCACCAGTAGCTTTTCTTTCCATGACTGTAGCTTCTGCTTTAGCCCTTGCCACTTTGGTTGCAGCTTCTGCTTTAGTCTTTTCAACTTTTCCATCTAACCATGTCCCTGCTAAATTAGCGATAGGTCCAATTAATAAATTAAGCATTAGCCTCTCCGAAACTTTGCTGTCTTCTTTGCAATACCTTTAGGCTGTGCTACAAACTGCTTACCTGCAGCTTTACCTTTTCTCTTTGCCTTAGTTGTAGCAGAGTACTCCGCACTTGTCAAGGACTTTATTGCTTTTGCAGGTAAATATCTTTCTCCTGTCTTAGCAGAAGGCTTACCTGACTTAGTACGCCAGTCTTGATTAGTCCAGTTTTTTAAACTCTGCTGTGGTTTTTTCATTGTAGTTTTTTCCTAATTGACTTCAGTGTTTCTTTTAATGTAGGCTCATCTTTTTTACGTGGATTATATACGCACTGATATTCCCGTGGACAAAACTCACTAATCGTTATAGTTTCTATTGTGTTGTTTGCGCCTCTATACGTACAGATATATTCTGTGTATGGATTTTGTTTTACTTTAATTCTTTCGTAGTCAACAAGTCTGCATGTAGTCCACTTTACTTCATCTGCCCTAGCTTGCTTAGACATAAGAAACATAATAAAAGAGTAAAGAATTGCTGCAGCTAGTCCAAGCATAACAATCCATGCGATAATCTCTACAAACTTTTGTCTGCGTTCACGCTGTCTGTATAGCGTCTGCTGTCTCTGTTTACGTATCTGACCTTCCATACGAACTAGGTCATCCCATTTAGACCTACCCATAGTCAGACTAATCCACTGCTGCAGTTCGTATCGTTGCGCTGCGGCCTTCTCTTTATTAGCAAAAGCAGTAATGGCTTCTTCTTCAATACTTGCGCCACTAAATAGCTTCTTGAAGATAGGCGGGTTCTTAGCTTCCTTCTGTGCTTGGTCAATATCACTTAGCGCACCCATCCAGCGAGACAAGTCACCAGCCATAGACTCAATGTCACGACCTACTTGCATCCCCTTCTTGATAGCACCGAAAGCAGCCGATGCAGTTGCCATTGCGCTAATAGGGTCCATCTATGCAGCTTCCTGTTTTGGTTCTTGTGCTGATACTCCCATCCACTTAGACCATTCAGCATAGTAGTGACGCATACCTACCTCATCGTGGATTGTGCCGCCTTCGTGTCGTCCGTGCAGGATATTACGTGGTTCTGTGCCTGTACGCATTGTAGTCCCCTGACCAGCTACGCCAATTAAGTCTTCATGTAAATTACGTCCAAACGGACCCCAGATTGAGTTGTGGTGTTCAATACGTGTGGCACGGTCTTCTGGACTGTCACTCAATAGGCCATAGCCACGAAACTCAATCATTACTTTGTTTGGTCCTAGCGGGGTTACGCTGTCGCTACGGTACGCACTGCCACGCAAGTTAAAGTTAAAGCCGGGGAACAAGTCAACCATGTACCACTGATTAGGTGGCAGGTTAGGAAATGATAACTCACCCCTATCTTCAAAGCCTTCATATTCTTCGTAGTTCACTGTAAAGCTAGATACGTTTACGTGTCCGTTGTTAAATGGTATGTTCTTACGAGCAAAGTATGCATCATTAAAACCAGTCACACGATTGTGGTAGTGCATAAAGTCATGGTAAAACTCAGAGTTTGTATCGTGCCACAGCTTGTAGTTTGTATCTATGACAGCCTTGTGGTAGTGGAACACTTCTAGTGGCTCTGTGTTAATAGCATCGTCTATACAATCAAATGCACCGTCAAGCCACTGTGCTAAGTCTTGGCTAGGGTTACGGTCTAGTGTAGTCCACACCATACCACCATAGTTTACCTCTGTATGCAGCTTGTCCCATCCAGCGTAGTCTAGTTCACTGATATGCCCAGCTACCCGTACAATGCCGGGGTTATGGTACAAATAGGCTTGTATGCCATCAGGCTCGTGTGCAATCAGTACATTCTTGTGTGCAATCTGTGATGTACGATAGCGGCCTACTTCTGGTAGTTCACTTTCGTGGCATACAGGAACCCATACTTTAGCGAATATGTTTTCAATCTCTTGCTCATACAAGTCTTGGTCAGAATAAATAAGAGAGTTGATATGTTCTATGTTAGGAGTCTTAGTCCATTGTTTGTGATTACGTGGCGGCATTAATAAAGTTTTACATCCTCTGGGTTTACATATCTGGGTACGCAGTACGCAGTTACTCTATCTTTGGGGTCTATGTATTGTAGGTATTCATAGTTACCATATCGTTTAGTTACGCGAGAGGCAAAGTAATTACATTCGTTTATATCACGAAAGTACATATCTGCACTCTCTAGTTTACGTGCATCCCCAGTTCCCAAGTAAACGAGAAGCAGGAATACGTGTGCGGTCACGACTTATACCCACCCCCAGCAGATTTGTATGCTTTGGCAAGCATCTGTGCCTTACGTGCAGACCATTGACCGGGGCCACCACCTTTGCTACCAGCTTTAATGCGATTAAACTGTTGCTTTCTCATTCCGGGCTTAGTATAGTTGCCAGCTTCGTTAACTCTCGACTTGCTCTGTGGCGCACCGCCTTTCGCAAGGCCAACCTTTCTAATCGGTTTCTTTTGCGTTCTAGCTTGTGTGGCTTTCTTTTTAACTGCTGGTTTTTTAGGGACACTTGCCATTCCTATCTCCTATCGGGCTGGGTCAAAAAATTCTTCGCAGGATGTAGTGACTACTAGCTTACTAGATGTACCTGCTGTGCATTTGATAATATCACCTGCATGTAGATACAAAGGTCTGTCTACAGTAAAGATAGACTCGTATGAACCACCACTAATATTGTGGGCAGTCAACAAGTCATACTCTGCATTATCGTCTGCATGAAAAAGGTGTAGACTCAAAGTCACATTACCTGTGTGGTTATTACTTACAAACAAGTTCTCTAAGTGTGAAGAGAAGTTTGCAGGTACAGTGTACACAGTAGTTTTGTTAGTATTACCTAACGCTACTACTTCTGTACGAAACTTTGAGCCTGTTGCTAGTACTGGCATTACTTCTTCTTCTTAGCCATGCCACCGCGCATCATCTTCTTCTTTGATGCTGCTTTCATCATACCGCCACCACGCATACGCTTTGGTGATGTCTTAGCTGCCATTCCACCACGCATCATCTTCTTTGATGCCATTTTAGTTTTGCCCTTCATTTCTTAATCTCCGTCTGTCTGTTACTAATGATTGGAATACATCTACAGGGAAGTGTAGGTAGTACCCACTCTTTTCTAAACTCAATGCTGCATCATCCAGCACTGACAGTCTCTGCACAAATACCATGCAGTATTCTAAAGATTCATCTACAA